AACCTAAATTTGAACCCAGCATCTCCAGATTATATTGCTAAAAGAATTGGTGATAAATATCAAGTCTACAGCACTACAGAATTGAGAAATGTTGAGTACGGTGAATTTGAAAACCAGTCAAACTATGTTCGTGTGGTGGTCAATGAAGATGTAGCCGCTGGTTCAGGCGAGACTCGTTGGTTGCCATTCGGTGTCTTCGGTCCTGTCAAATACCGTGATGTAGGTTTGGTAAGTGGCTCCTCTGGATTCTCTACTAATCTCGCTGCTCCAGCATCCGGCGCTCGTGGCGGAGTCAGAACCATGCTTGATGGTGATAACTCCACCGATTATGGATTAGCCGGACACACTGTTGCCACAGATCAAATTTTATCCCTAGAGGGTATCGGCGCTACAGGAACAACCTTCAGCGGCTCTATTCAATTCCCAAGTGTTCCTTTGAGAACTAAAAGCACATGGGGATCTCCTAGAAATACAAAGAACACTTTCTGGGGAGCATGGACTGGTAGAACAAATACAAACACGTTCTTCAACCCATCTATCCGAGACTGCCTAAGACCAAGATCTTTTGATCTTAGTTCTATCAATGACAATCCAGCCAGCACTTCACTTGACGTAGCTGGTGAAACATCAGCTAACGCTGCCAGCGAAGCATTTGAGATCGCTTGGGTATTCTCCCTAGACAATGTTTCCGGGTCTACTAGCGCTGGGTATCAATATCTTGGTGGAAACGCTGGCTATAGACAACAGGGATTAAGTATTAGTGCTCTAGGGTCTTACACCTCATCCTTGGATGCTGGCATAGACCGTTTTACAACCACTTTACACGGTGGTTTTGACGGACTAGACATCACTGAGAGAGATCCATTCAGAAATAGTAAGATGGATGCCATCACTAACATTAGTGACACAAACTCTTACGAACTTTTCTCTCTTAGAAAGTCAATTAACATTGTATCTGATCCTGATGATGTACAGATGAATGCGATCACCATCCCAGGTGTGACTGTCACTGCCGTCACAGATTCACTTTTGGAGACCGCTGAGGATCGTGCAGATACTCTTGCAATTATTGATATTCCAAATGCATATGTTCCAGACACTGAAAGTTCTGCTAGTGCGCAGGCAAGAAATACTGAGAGTACACCAGATAAGGCTGCAACCGCACTTGCCGGTCGTAGCATCAATAACAGCTATGGTGCTGCATATTACCCATGGGTAAGGATCTTGGACAACAACACCAACCAGACCCTATGGGCACCACCTTCAGTTGCTGCTCTCGGTGTTCTATCCAGTACGGATAGGCGCAACGCCCCATGGTTTGCTCCAGCAGGGTTCACCCGTGGTGGACTAAGCGAAGGCGCTGCCGGTGTGCCAGTTTTAGATGTATCACAAAGGCTCACATCTGACAGTCGTGACACATTGTACGAAGCAAATATTAACCCAATCGCTAAATTCCCTGCTGAAGGTATTGTGATCTTTGGTCAGAAAACACTACAGCAGACAGCAAGTGCGCTTGACAGAATTAACGTTCGTCGCCTAATGATCTTCTTGAAGCGTGAAATTTCCTTCATCGCATCTAGACTTCTTTTTGCGCCAAACGCACAGGCAACTTGGGATCGCTTCTTGGGTCAAGCTGAGCCACTTCTACGTGATGTTAAGGCTCAGTTCGGTATTGACGACTTCAGATTGATTTTGGACGAGTCAACAACAACACCAGATCTTATTGATCGCAACATCATTTATGCTAAGTTGTATGTGAAGCCCACCCGTGCTGTAGAGTTCTTCGCAATCGACTTCATAATTACAAACAGTGGAGCATCCTTTGAGGATTAATTCACTGAGTAACTATTTATTACGAGGAGCTAAATAAACAATGGCAAGTCTATTTTGGGGTCAAGCAAACGCAGAACCAAAACGTCAATTTCGGTTTGAGCTAAGTTTTACTTCTAGGAACGGTAATAGTCCTGGTGACATACCAGTGTGGAGTGTTAAGACAGCTACTAAACCAGTAGCAGACATAACCACTATTGAGCACCAGTATATTGATCATACTTTTAATTTCCCAGGTCGTGTCGCATGGCAGCCTATCACTGTCACTTTGGTAGATCCTGTGAATCCTGACTTGTCTTTCGCTTTTCTTGACATCCTTGGCGCTGCTGGGTATAAATATCCATCCACAGATGCGATCTCACGCAGAAGTCTTAGCAAAAAGGCTTTTACCGATACAATCGGCAATGTAGTTCTTAAGCAGATTGACGCTGACGGTAATGAAATTGAAAGATGGGAATTGATTAACCCAATCATTACCAATATTGACTTTGGTGGAACATTATCTTATGATTCTGATGACCTTGTAGAAGTATCCTGCACCATTACTTATGACTGGGCAGAGCTTGCAAGATCAGGAGTATCTTCTATCACACCACAGTCTACCAGAAGCTAAGATCTACTCGCTCTTAACAAGCAAAAATTATTAAGTTATACTACTTAAGAAAGGTTACACATTATGAGTAGAAACGAAGGTCGCCTAGGACTAGGAGATAGTCCCACCCAAGATGAAACACCCGCAGCTACAACGGCTGCTGTCGGACTTGGAGTGCCAGGACCAACTGCCCACGCACCATCTTTTAACTGGTCAGTCCCCACTGAATTCGTAGAATTACCAAGCAAAGGGGTTTTTTATCCCACTGGGCACCCGCTTCATCAACAAGCCACTATTGAGATTCGTTACATGACGGCAAAAGAAGAGGATATTCTAACCTCTCGCTCTCTTTTGAAAGAGGGGGTGGCCTTGGATAGGATGTTGCAGAACCTTTTGGTTGACAAGAGTATTACTATTTCCTCCTTGTTGGTAGGTGATAAGAACGCTCTCCTTGTAGCCGCTAGGAAGACCGGTTATGGTCCAACTTATGATACTAATGTAACCTGCCCATCATGTGACAACACAGGAGAATTCTCTTTTGATATTTCAAACCCCCCGGTTAAGGATATATATCAAAATGCTCAAGAGCTTGGTATTTCCTTTGGGGATGACGGTAACGTGTCCATCACACTACCCATGACTAAGGCAACTGTTACTTGTCGTCTTTTGACCGGCGAGGATGAGGTGCGACTTGCAAAGGAAATGCAAAGGAAGAGTAAGAAGAAAGTAGAGACAACTGCTACTGACTCGTTCCGTGCATATATCACATCTGTTAACGGTGACGAAAGTCCATTCACTATTGAATCCTTCATACATGCAATGCCAGCGATGGATGCGAGACACTTGAGAAAGACATACTCAGCAATTGTCCCTGATATTGACCTAACCCAGACTTATGACTGTGACAATTGTGGCTACGAGACTGAGATGGAGGTCCCGCTCGGCGTGGACTTTTTTTGGCCTGGGTGAGGACTACTCTGAAGCAGTCTACGAACAACTATTCCAATTGAAGTATTATGGCGGCTGGAGTTTCTTTGAGACTTACAACCTTCCAGTAAGTGTTCGTGGTTGGTTTTTAGAGCGCCTGATAGAGCAAAAGAAACAAGAAGCAGACGCAGTTCAGAACACGGTGTCCTCTGGCAGAGGAAGAACATATAAACCGTGATAAATGTATTTAATAACTATTTATTAGGCACATGTATGCGAGGTTTGCTTAATGAAGATTGATTTTGAAAATGAGGTTTTAGATTTTGATGCTCTCCGAGAGGAGCAGCAGCTTAATGAAAACATTCTAAATGTCTTCGCTGCTTGGATTCAGTATCTCTTATCTAAGATGTATAAGGGTCGCCGAATTCCTGTTCGTGTTCGTGGGAACAGAATAGAAGTAGAAAGATTTACCGATGCATTGGTAAACGAAAAAAGATACATGGACTATATCAAAAAATATGGTCTAGACGACCCTATGACTTATAAGCAAAAAGCCACGCTAGATGTTGCAATTAGAAGATTTGAAAAGGAAGCCAAGATAAACTGGCCTATTAAGTAAAAGGGGCATTTATAAGTGGCTAACATAGAAGACTTAAAAGAACAGTTAGAAGCCTTAAAAATAGTAAACGAGGCTGCTTATAAAGAGACTGTTAGGGCAATTATAGAACAAAGAAAGCTAGAAGCCCAGTTAAAAGCAGGGGCTATTGCAGCGGAAGACTATAAAAAGAAAACTGAAGAACTTAATAATAGCCTAAGTGACGAAGCCAAAGAGATGAAGGCTCTCCAAGAAGAGATTCATAAAACTACTGAGGCTATGGAAAAGCTCAAGGCTGTTTCAGATAAAGCAAATGAAACTCTGACAGGCGCAGCTAGCGCAGTAGACTCTTTTACGGGGCTGAACATGAAAATGTTCACCAGCTTTAGGGATACTGCTGGCGGCGCATTTGATTACTCACGAAAAATACAAGGTCTCAGTGTGGAGATACGCCGCAGCACTGGTTTTGCGAATCGTCACGTAAAGAGTTTTGATGACATCAGAGCATCGTATGCTTCAGTGGGTATAGATGCAGCCGGCGCAGCCCAGGCAATCACCTCTCTTTCAACTGGCTTCAGTGCTTTTGATGGAGTTACGGAAAGCACTCGTAAGTCTCTTTTAGCCACAGCTAAAGACTTTAACACTCTTGGGGTTGAATTTGATGACTTTGCCTCTATGAACGAGAGGCTCCGCTTTTCCTTCGGTTTGGTCGGCGGTGCCGCTCAGGCTGCGTCAGAGGACATGAAGAGGATATCTCTTGAGACGGGTCGTGCGCTACCACAAGTTGTCAAAGATTTTAATGAAATCGGACCAGCACTCGCTAGGTTCGGC